GCCAGATGAGGCCCGTCGCCTCACCAGATGCCGCGACGAGTACCTGACCATTCGAGCCGACCGCGAGGCGTGCGGGAGTGTTGTCAGCGGTCGCCGTGACGAGGTCGCCCTTGGCGTCAACTAGGGCATTGAGAACAACACCCGTGGTGGGGTGAACGTGGTCCTCACGGGCGACTGCCGTGGCCGTGCCCGCGGATGCGGTCCCGAGGGCGGTCGGGCTGGTGCTCGACAGGGAGGCCGTGCCGATGGCCCCCACGTTGGCCGCCGTGGGCATGGCGTGAACGTGGTCCTGGCGGGCGGCCCGGTCAACGCTGCCAGCTGCCGACGACCCCAGCGCCGAGGCTGCCGTGCCGTAAGTGACTGCGAGCGTGGTGCCGGCGGTCTCTAGGCCGCTGCCGACATTGAGGCTGAACGTGTTGGAGGCGTAGCGGATGGGGGCGTTGGCGGACAGGCCAGCAAGGTCGCCCTGAGGGCCGGTCACGAGTACGAAGTCGAGCACGGCCGAGCCGCTGGTGCCGGAGTTGCTGACCGCTGCCGTGCCGCCAAACGCCACTGTGGTGACAGATCCGACCGTGACCGTGGCGGCCGAGCCGGTAGCCCCGGTGGCGCCCGTATCGCCGCGAGGGATCACGAAGTCAAGGACCGCCGCTCCGGAGGTGCCCGAGTTGGTGACGCTGGCCGAGCTGCCCGCGGTGCCGGTGGTGACCGTGCCGACCGCGACCGTGGCTGCGGAGCCCTGCGGCCCGGTGGACCCGGTGGCGCCGGTCGCTCCCGTGGCCCCGGTGTTGCCGGGGATCAGGGAGAAGTTGAGGACCGCCGCGGAGCTGCTGCCCGAGTTGGTGACAGTGGGGGTGCCGCCCGCCGTGCCCGCGGTTACGGTGCCGACGGTGACCGTGGCGGCCAGGCCTTCGGGCCCGCGGAGGCTGGCGTACTCCGGGCCGAGCTCGGCGGCCGGCGCGAGGTCCGCAAGGTAGACGGTGCCGCCCGACCCGGCCGTGCCCGGCAGGAGCATGGCGTAGGACTGGCTGACGCCGTCAACAACTTCGCTGACCGTGTAGTACCAGTTGGCGGGCTGGAGATCGCCGTCGTCAGTAACCGGCAGCGTTACCTGGAAGTTGCCCGCCGTGCCCAGAGTCTTAGTGACGCCCGAGTTGGGGAGGGCCACGTTGGCGCCCGAGTTCGTCAACCACCGGGACGGGGTGAACGTGATCGTGCCCGTTGAGGGGTTGCCCTCGGGAGTGAGGAAGGTGCCGATGACGACGAGCGTCGACACGTTACCGGGCAAAGGCATTAGGCCTCCAAGGCTTCGATACGGGCGCGCAAGTCTTCAATGGTGGCCGCCTGCTCTTTCACGACCGCGAGCAGCGCAGACGTGATTGCGCGGACGTCGTAAGAGTCCGGGTTGCCGTCGCTGTCCCACTCAGCCGCGAGCGGGAACTTGGCGGCGACGTCTTCGGCGATGAATCCGAGGAACGTGCGCTCAGGCGCCGGCGACAATTCCTCGCCTGTCTCGGGGTCAACTTGGCGGTACTCGTCCTCTAGGCGCGCGTACTGGGCAGGGGCCAGGTCAAGCACGTCATGGAAGTCGACGGCGCCCTCAGTGGCAGGGTCAGCGATCTTGTCCTGAGGAACATCGACAAGCTCTCCGGCCAAGGGTACGATGCGATATTTCTCGGCTGACCGCGAGGTGGACCGAAAGATGCGGCCATTGGAACCGACGACAACATTGGCGGCGGTTGCGGTTGTGTAGTCGTAAACGTTCTGGACGTTGAAGTACCCAGAGTCAACGCCCGACCCATTCATGATCTTGAAGTCGTCAGACGATTGATAACGGCGCAGGGTGCCGTCAAAGAAGACGGGAGACAGGATTTGAATGCCGGCGCCGATGGACCCGTTGACGACCTGGATCGTTGAGGACAGGCCGTTGATATTGTAGAACTCCATCTTGTCGGTCAGTGTTCCGTCGCTCAGGACGATGCGTGAGCCGCTGGCCGCGGTGCGGATGGTGCTGCCGTTGATGGTGCCGCCAGTGATGAACCCGCCGCTGACCGTGCCGCCGGATAGGAAGGCCGCGTTGATGTTCCAGCCGGTGATCGTTCCGGCGACGATGCTGTTGGCCGTGATGGCGTTGGCGGCGATGTCGGGGGCGTTGATTAGGCCGGGTGTGCCGCTGGCTGCTGCGCCTGCGGTGGTGAAGTTGCCTGCGGGGTCGGCGCCCCGCAGCCGGAAGTGGTAGGTGACGCCGCTAGTGAGGCCGACGACTGCGAGCCCGCCAGGTCGCACGAGGCGACCCTTGAGGGTGCTGGCATCTGGCGTGAAGCCGGTGCCCGCCGTGGACATATGAACCTCGACGTAGGACGTGTCCGAGGGCCACAGGTCGCCGGCCGAGTTGAGGCCGTTCCAGACGACGTTGATGCCCTGCACCGAGCCGATGAGTGTCGGCGCTGAGGGGGCGATAAACAGGCCAGGCGCGGGTGCGACCGGGGCGGGCTCGGTGCCGCCGCCAGCGCCAGGCGGGGGGGACGGGGGCACGATGGCGGTGGCGTCCCCTGAGGAGGAGATGCCGGCGCCGAGGATGGAGGTGGTGCGGGCAAGGCGCTGCTCCCACAACTGCGGGGCGCGCCGCATCTGACCATCAGGCACTTGTGATCACCTCAAGCTCCGGTTGGAAGGACACGCCGCCGCCCTCCTCCTTAAGGCCAATGGACAAGATCCGCGCCTTGTTTGGCAGGCCCGTGCCCGACGGGCTCGGGATCGAGACGACGTCGCCGACCGAGAAGTCCACATAGGGGACTGCGCCTGCCGTGATCACGACCTCAACGCCCTGGGCGAGAACCCGAGTCTTGCCCGTGCGGGCGAGCACCCGGTTGGCGTTGCGCTTGGCCGCATCCTCGGAGGCCGTGTTGCCGTATTCGAGGAAGGTCTCGCGCCAGCCGTTGGCGTCGCGGAGAGTGTTGTCGGCGGTGCGCAGCCAGCCGTTCTTGGTGCGCACGAGGGCGACGGTCTTGAGGGGCCGCTCGACGCTGGTGGAGAACCGGGCGAGGTTCTGCCCGGTGTCCAGCAGCACGGTCGCCGAGCGGTCGGTGCCTCGGGACTCCCACGCCTCCAGCTCAAGGGTGGACGGGTCCAGCCAGAAGTCGTGCCCGAGGTCGACCATGTCGTCAAGGACCGTCAGCAGGGTGGCGCCGACCTTTAGGGTGAGGTCGGCCTCGGTAGTCCACGAGCCGCTAGTCGGGGCGGAGTTGGTGAAGCCGTAGGTGAGGCGGTTCATGCGGTACACGCCGCGCGTCGCGGCCTCCTCAGCCAAGGTCTTGAGGATCATGGCCGGCCGCCAGTAGGGCTCAGTGGAGGACACCTGCCACGAGGTGTTGGTGCGCACGACGACCGTGTCGGTTTCCTTGCCGTCGGAGTTGACCTCGATGCCGGTGAGAATGAAGCCGGCCGTGTTGTCAACCTTGAGCCGCAGGTCGATCTTGCCGTTGGTGGTGACGTTGACGATGGTGCCGTCAGAGTTTGTGGTCGCGAGTTTGAAGTCGTCGTCGGTCTTAGCGCGCACAAAGTAGGTGGTGCCTACGTTGAGCCCGGCGGCGCCTGACTTGTCGGTGACCGTGACCTGGGTGCCGTTGGCGAGGCCGTGACCGGAGCAGGACACCTTGTCATCGCTTGCGGTGACGGCCAGGTCGTACCGCTGCCAAGGCTTGTCGTTCTTGACCCTAGCGGCCAGGGTGTGGCTGCCGATGCCGAGCCGGATCGTGAATCTTGCCATCTGGGTGAACGAGGCGGCCTCTTGGTCAAAGTCGCTACTGGACATGATTTGCTGGCCGTCGAGGAAGACGTCCATGCTGTTGTCGCAGCTGGCGAAGAACTTGACGCGGGTGGCGTCGGTGAGGGTGAAGTCGCGGTAGAACCAGTTGACGGTGCCGCGCTGGACGACGGTCTCGGGGTTGGTGCGCCAGATCCACTGGGCGGATGGGTCTTTCCATCGCACGGGGAGGTTCTTGCGGGAGGTGGTGTCGTTCTTCCATTGGACGCCGAGGGCGGCCTGGTAGTTGCCGGAGGACCGCCAAGATCCCGGCCCTGAGGCCCAGTTGAAGGGTCGATCGGGGGCAAGGAAGTCAGCGAGCCCGCCCTGCGGGTAGAGGACCGCGTCCTCAAGCCAGGCCAGCAGTCCGCGCCCAGAAGCGGTGAGGGTCTGCTGCCCGCTGGCGTTGGCGAGATCCCGGTCGCGGGTCTCGACGAACCAGGCGAACCTGACGGCGTCGCGGTAGATGACGCGGACGACGGCGTCCTTTACCAGCAGCGCAGCGTCGGCGGAGAACAGGGGAACGGTGCAGGTGCCGTAGCCCGGTGAGTTGAACTCATCCACAAACTCGCTGGTTAGTGACTGCGACAGCGTGCCCTGGTAGGTCTGGTTGAGGGGGTCGTAGACGTCGAGGCGCAGGTGGGTCACAGCCAGGCCGCCTTGTACGCCATCGTCACGGTGCCGCCGCCCGTGACGACGAGGGTGTTGTTGCCGGGCTTGAGCGTGAGCCGGGCGAGGCCGGGGTAGGCGGAGTTGGTGACCCGCTGGGAGCCGGCGCCGATGGAGTAGGTGAGGGTGATGTCTTGGGTGGGGGCGTCGCCGTTGACGTTGACGACGGTGGTGCCGGCCAGGGCGGTGCCGGGGGTGTAGGCCGACTCGTACCAGAAGCCGTCCATGAGCTGCACGTCGAAGGCGACGCGGGCGACCCGGTTGGAGAGGGCGTCAGCCTGCTCAAGGCCGCCGAGGTAGCGGGCCGTCGCCGTGTGCGTCGGGGTGCCCGCCGTGTCCAAAGTGCGAGACATGGTGAAGACGTCCCCGCCGTTGAGCACGAGGGAGCCGAGGCTCTTGAGGTTGGTCTGCATCGCGGGCCGAGTCGAGCCCGCCACAATGCCGCCGAACGTGACCACACGCGGACCCCACCACGGGGTCGCCGCAATAGCGCCCGTCCGGCCCGGCACCGAGTAGTCGTCCTGGCGCAGCGGCGGGATGCCGATGTTGCCGTCAATGACCTGGAGGTGCGTGAGGAACGTGGTGACGTCGGTCGCGCCGATCTTGTACGTCTCAGCCATTCACGCCTGCCAGGAAGGCCGCGCGACGCAGCGCACGGGGGAGGGATGTCTCGGCACGCTCACCGGGAGCGGAGACTACGTTGATGGTGCCAATTTGGAAACTGCTCGCCGATCCGGCGCCAGTAGGGGTCATGCCCGCAAGCGGGTTGATGCCGCGGTTCAGTTGGGAAAAGAGGTCGGTGCCGAATTGTTTGACAGCCGAACGGCGCATGACGTACTCACCTGGTGCCAGCATGGCTGGGACGGTGTCAGGGCCACGAGATAGGCCGCCGCGCGCGAAGAACTGCGGAACCATGCCGCCCTTGGCCCCGTACCATTCACGAGGCCAGCCGCCAGGAGGACGACCGTCGGGCCACTCGTAGTTGACGGTGATGTCAATCTGCTTGGACTTGAGCGAGTCCAGCATTGCTTGGAGGCCGCTGACGTCTACACCGGCTTCGTCAAGATCGTCAATGAGTGCTTGGAACGGCTCAAGCAGCAGCGCCCGAGTTCCCGAGTCCATCTTCGTGTTCTTGAACGCATCGGCAAGAGTTGTCAGGCCTTGGCTGGCTACTGATGCGCGACCGGCCAACGTCGTCTGGGCCTCAGCGTAAGACGCGGTCTCGGTGATCAACCCCTTGAGAAGGTTGAAGTTCTCCTCACCCTTCTCGCCAAAGATATTGACCGGGGTGTTCGTCTTTTTGAAGGCATTGCCAACATCGTCAATAGCCTGCCGGAACGAAACTACCTGCTCCGTTTTGTTGATGGCGGCAGCAAAGATGTCAAACTTCGCGGCGGCGTCTTCAGCGTCATCGCCCGACTGGGTGATCTCGTTGCCCAAGTCGTCAACGTAGGTGACAGCGTCGCGACTAGCGTTGGCAGTGCGCACCACCGCGTCTTGGTAGCCCGCGTGCTTGTCGGCGACGGTGTCGAACTCAACGCCAGTGTTCTCAAGATCGCGACGCAGCGTGCTGACCCATTCCAACGGCGACGGGTTGAACGTCTTGATGGTCTGCATAAACGTCACAAAGCCACTGTCAGCCTCGCCAGTCTCAGACTTCAGCAGACCCATAATGTCCACAAGGTCGCCCAGGCCGTTGACCTGAGTGGCGACCATCGCGCCCAGGCCTTCCATTGCGGGCTCAAGAGACTCAATGGCGCCCGTGAGGGAGCGTGTGCCCTCCTCGCTGCCTTGCAGCCCGTTGAGGAATCCAGTGCCGAGGGATTCCTGCAACTCGCCGAAGGCGACGCCAAGCCGCTTGATGCGGCCTTCGTAGGTGTTGGCGGCTCTTGCGGCCTGCCCCCCGAAGACGTCATTGAGTTCAGCGGTGACCGTCCGAAGGTCCCCAGACTTGAGAGCGGCCGCGGACAGGGGCACGCCAAGCCGACGCAAGGCAGTGGTCTGGCCGTTGGCGGCCTTAGACAGCGCCATTGTGACGCTGCTCAGGTCGCGGCCCGACCCTGCGGAAACGTCCAGCGCCAGCGACATGAGCCGCTGGGCCTCCGCAGCGTCGCCTGTGGCGTTGACCAAAGTGACCATTGCGGGGCGCAGCTGGTCGTCGGCGACACCTGTGGCCCGTGCCATTCCGTCAATGAATGACTCGACGCCTTCTAGTGCCGTGGTCTCGCCCACGTTGTTGAGAGCCTGAGACAGCCGAGTTATGGCCGCTTCTTCGGCGGCAGCAGCCTTGACCGCGTCAACACCGAACTTGACCGCGAAGGCGGCGGCAGCGGCGCCAGCCAGCGCAAGGTTGGGTGTCAGCTGGTTACGAAACCCGCTGGCAAGTTGGTTGATAGGACCCTGGGCCTTCTTGGCGGTACGGTCCATGCGCTGCAAATCGCGGATCGCAGCCTTGAGCTGCTTGTCGGTGTAGGTCGCACCGACAATGATGTTGATGCCCTTGCCAGACCCAGACATGGTCGCCATTAGGGCATCCTCCGATTCACTTCTTCAACGGCCTTGTCGCAGGCCTTCTTCAGACTTGCCATGACCTCGGGGTACTTGTTGGCGATTGCGGCTCGGGCGACGCGGCCTTCCTTCTTGCCAGACTTCACAATCGGCGACCAGCGGTCGTTAGCCATCTCAACCAGTTTGCGTCCGGCTTCGGTCTTGGCCTTTTGGCCGCGGCCTAGCGACTCAGCAAAACTGGCAATCGCGGGAGGGTTTGAGTTCGTCTGCACCTTGATCGTTGTGCCTCGACGTCGGAACGACGTTTGGACAGGAGCCCAGCCAGGCCAGCCAGCGCCTCCCCGACTTCCACGGGCGCCGTTAGTGGCGACCCATCCGGAAACTGGCGGGGAATCGGGCGCGAGGCTTTGCGCCTCCGCCATAAGGTCCCGGCCTACGTCCGAGATATCGCGGCCAACCTGCCGAGCGACAGTTGGCTCCAGTGAACGCAGCGCTTTGATTGCCTCGTCGGCTCCCACAATGCGAACGGATGCCTGCGCCATCGGTCAACTCCTCCGGCTTTGATTGGCCCGCCAAGTCAAATACTTGGACATGGTGAAGATCATGCGGTCCGACTCGGCCAGCACTTGTGACGGCGACATGCCGTATTCGTGCGCCAAGTAAACGATCAGCCAGTGGGCGTTGTCGTCCCCTCCAAAGGGACGATGTTGGCCTGCCCAAACTCCACGTTGTCTACTGACTCAAGCCAGGCGTCAAATGAAGCGCTGGTCTTGCTGGTGCGCATGAGTGAGTGCCACGCGAGCCAGCAGGCGTCGGTGAGGCGGAAGTCGTCGGCGAGGCGGGCGATGGAGCGGTCGTGTGCCTGCTCGAAGGCCACCTGGTCGGCGACCGAGGCCGTGGCCTCGGCCGCCGTGCCGTCGGCGTAGGTGATGGTGAACTGGATGCGCAAGGGATTCTCCTAGGCCTAGAACGTGCCAGCGGTGGAGCGGCTGATTTCGCCGACGGCGGGCCACGTCACATCGAATGTGGTGAGGTCGCCGACCTGGCCGTTGACGGGCGTCTGCTGGGAGCAGAGGACCGGGATTGTGTAGAGGGGTGCAGTGGACGTGGCGGTGCCCTGGGTGGTGCTGGTGCCCGCGAGGATGACCACATTGGCCGTGCCGCCAAACACGCTGGCGAGGGTGGCGCTGACGCTGGAGGCGTCGTAGTCCTGGTGCAGGCTGATGGTGACCGAGGCATCCTTCAGCCCGGCGATGCGGCTGCGCGCAGCCTGGCCGAACGCCGTGGTCTCGATCTCGTCGACAGTCTCGGTGACCTCGACGCTTGCGATGTTGGTGGTGAGCTCGGTGCTGCCGACCTTCACCCGGATGTTCTTGCCGATGAACTTTGCCATTCTGGTTACTCCTTAGCCGGCGGCAATGACGGTGACCGAGAACTCGGCCGTGTGGTAAGTGACGTCCCCAATGGCAAGCGAGCCCTGGTTAGTCATTTCTGTGACTCGGCAGTCCAAGGCTTTGCCCCCTAGGGAGCGGTCACCTTCAATTGCCGCCTTCACCGACGCGCTACCACTAGAGGCGCAGTAGGCGTCGAGGTTGGTCTGTGATGCCCGGTCGGCTACGCGGCCGACGATGAGCATGATGGTGAACTGGTATTCGTCCGACCCGCGCCCGAAGGCCTGGTCGTAAGTGATGCGGCCCGGCATCACGACCGCGACCGGGGGCTGCGGGTTGTCGGGAATGTAGGCCGAGGACCGCAGGCCGCTAATGGTTGCGAGCCTGGTGGCGAGCCCGGTGCGTAGGTCGGTGAGGGCGGTCATGCGACACCGTTGACGCGGCGGTAGCCCTCAACGAGCTGCACAACGTCAGGGTCAAGGCCACGGCTCACGCGCATGACGCCGGCGTCACCCCAGCCCGCTATGCCCAAAGGCGACTGCAATCTGGCAAAGATTCTGGACGACTGGAGGATCGTGGCCTGGGTGACCGTGACCGGAATATTGGGCCAGCCGAAGACAGCCCGAACCTTGATCGAATTCTCTGGCCCCGTGGGGAACGAATAGTCGCCGATGGCCCGGATGCGGGTAAACGGCCACACGACGCCGCCGAGGTAGTCGTTGATGGGCTCCGGCTGGGCGTCGCCCTGCCCGCCAGCCGTGCCAATCGTCCAGGTCGTGTCGTAGACGCCATCAAGGCCCGTGGACGTTTCGACCTGGGCGATGGAGCGGGCGTCGTCAATCTGCACGACGTAGGGGTTTTCGGTGTTGTAGTAGCGGGTGACGGTGCCAGCGTTGATGAAGTTCCTGCCGCAGTAGGCGTCGATGAGGCGCGAGGCAGACTCGACGGCCATCTCGAGGAGGGCGTCGTCGGTGGCGTCGCCAGCGGGGATGCGCAGCGCGCTCTTGATCTGGCTTAGACTTGCGTAGCCGTTAGCAATCGCCACGGTCAGCCTCCGATTTCGTAATGCTTCCGCATCCAGTCGACAGTCAGGGGAAGTCCCTGAGCGAGCCTCGTGCGCGGGTTGTGGTGCAGCAGTGCCTTGGCCTTGGAGATGTCAGGCTTCTTGCTGGTGACGTTGTGCTTGTCCAGCGGAAGCCGGTTCACCAAAGACGGGTGGGCGCCCGTGACCTCGAGCAGCATGTTTGCCATTTCTTCAACGCTGACGTACTCGTCCCCGCCGACGTTCACGGTCTCGCCTGGGGCGAAGCTCGTGGCCGCGTTGGCGAGGCTGACCAAGAAGTCGCCCTGGTACATGAAGACCCGGTGGTAGTTCTCATAAACGGTGATGGGCTTGCCAGTCAGCAGCCGGTAAGCGAAGAGGCAGACGACCGAGCGGTAGTCGTGATACCGCTCGCCGGGGCCGTAGGCGTTGAAGAACCGCAGCGTCATGGTCTTGTTGCCGTAGCGGTCTGCGAAGTTGCGGATCTGCTCCTCGTTGACCCGCTTGCTGATGGCGTAGTCGTTCGTGAGGCGCGGCTGCGGGTTGTCGAGGAGGTAGCGCTCGTCGATGGCTTCGGCGTCGGCCTCACCGTAAACCTCGGAGGAGGAGGCGAAGACGTGGCGGAACCCGCGCTCACGTTGAAGCTCGAGCACGTTGCGGGTGCCGATGGCGTTGGTGCGCCAGACCTGCTCGTAGTGCTCCTCGCCGTTGATGCGCCCGAACTCGGCGGCCAGGTGGTAGACGAGGTCGAAGTCGCCGACGCGGTCGAAGGCGGCGCGCAGCTGCCGGTAGTCGGCGACGTCGGCGCGGATGGTCTGGGGCTGGCCGGTGTGCTGGAGTTCGATTCCCCAGACGTCGTGGCCGCGCTCGCGCAGCTCGGCGACTAGGGGGGCGCCTAGGGTGCCGGCGGAGCCGGTGACAACGATTTTCATGCTGTTTCCTCCACAATTCGCCAGAACCGCTCGGGTTGCTGGGCGAGGACTGCCGCAGGGTCGCCGGGCTCTAGCCGCCCGACGAGGGAGTTGGTGACGATGTCGCAGCCAGCGAGGGTGGCCTCAATGACGACGAGGGGGCAGGCGTCCCGCTCCTTGGGGAGGTGGACGAAGTATTTGGCGCGGGCCATGTGGTCCAGCACGACCTCGTGCGGGGCGTTCTCCAGCTCAACGAGTTCCACGCCGTGGCGCTGCGCCCAAATGCGGGCGTTGAGTTTCCCTTTGGCCGGGTGGCGTCTGCCCGCGAACAAGGCAAAAGGTTCCTTATCGGCGGGGGCCACGCAGTCCGGGGGAACCGGGGAGTGGATAAAGGCGTCGGCGCGCCCGGTCCACTCGGCTTCCCAGCCCATGTGGGCGCGGCTCATCGTCAAGAACCGCGAGGCCTGGCGGAACAGGTCAGCCTTGGCTGGTGTGCGGTGTTGGGCGTGCTGCACCCAGACAATGGGCCTGAGAGCCGCTAGGAAATTCATGGAGGCTTCGGAGAGTTTGTCGGTGCCTCCGACTACTACCCGGTCCCAAGATTCGTCTGCGGCGCTCTCAGCGGCTTCGGGTTCAATGTAGGTGACCTCGACACCAGCCGGTGCCGCCGTGACCATGTAGTCGGTGTTCCGTTCCGCGCCACCCGCATACTTCCCCGGCAGTAAGGCCTCGTGCCTTTCCTCAACCCTGGGGATGTGGTGCGTGACCCAGGCGACCCTCATGGTGCGATGAGGATGTCGAGCGCCGGCCGCCAATACTTGTCGAATACAACATCGGCGTCATAGTTGGCGGCGAACTCGATGGCCTGCTGGGATCGGCCTCGGCCTCGCGCGTAGGCAGCCTCAAGGTTGTCGACGATGCTCGGCACCAGCGGGGTGAAGAACCAGCAGCCTTGCGGTGCGTCCCAGGCGGGCTGCACGTCGCAGAGCCAGCCGTCGCCGACAAGCTCAGGCTGCGCGGTGGCGTTGGACACGATGACCGGGGTGCCGCAAGCCTGGGCCTCAATGGCCGGGATGCCAAAACCTTCGCCGCGTGACGGCTGAAGCAGCACGTCTATTGCCGTGTAGATGCTGGCAAGGGCTTCCTTGGGGATGCCCATGCGGTAGGAGTAGGAGTCTGCAAAGGCGACCCGGTCCATTGGTACGCCCGTCGCGGCGAGCAGTGCCCGCAAGTCAAGGCCAGACATGGCGGGGCTGGGCTCGGTGTGCAGGTAGAGCCAGACGTCGTCGTGCTTCTGCATCACCATCGCGGCGGCAAGGAAGGCTTCAGCAAAGCCCTTCCTATCTACGCCCCCCTTATTCGCGGAAATCATCCCAATCACGACCGCGTCGTCTGGCACGCCCATCCATGTGCGGGCGGGCACCTGGCCGTCGCTACCTTGCATCAACTTGGTCGGCTTGAAGACCTTGGTGTCGATGGCGTGCGGGACGTACAGCGCCTCAATGTCGTGGCGCTCGATGGCGTCAAGCCCGAACTGCGACATGGCAATCGGTGTCACGTTGGGGCGCTTCAGCCACTCGATGACTGGGGCCGGGGCGGGGAAGTGGTCAATCGGCACCCACGAGGCGACGCGGTCGAGCACGTCCCAGCCAGCGCCCTTGAAAACCCAGCAGTCGAAGAGAGTGATGACGAGGGCCTGCTGCCCAGTTGGTCGGCCCCAGTCCATCGCGTAGGCGGGGATGACGTCGTTGCTGTAGATGTCCAGGCCGCGGGGGTAGACCGGCAGGCCTTCCCACTCCATGGTTGAGCCCTCAAGCCCGTAGTTGGAGGCGATGGCTACTTGGTGGCCCGCGGCTTTGATTCGCCGGGTGGCTTGCTGGGTTTGCTCGCCGTAGCCCGTGGCCGTCCAGGGCGCGTTGCTGGCCCAGAGGATTCTTCGTGCAGCAGTCCCAGCCGAAGGAGCTGCTCCCTCTCGGGCGGCGGCACGTCTAGCGGGGTTCCCAGAACGTGCCGAGTGCTTGGTTCCTTTGTCTTTCGTGGCATGGGCCACCGTTTCTCCTAGGTGTGCGCAGGGGGTGTGGATGGCCCCGCCCCCCTGCGCAAAGGCGGGGCCATCCACGTCTAGGTGCCTAGTGACTAGGCGGTGCCGCCGGTAAACCGCTTGACGTGCGACGTCTGAGGCAGGTTGCCGTCGACGCGGATCTGGAAGCGAAGCGTGACCTGGCCGGTGTTGAAGGCAAAGTCATCCGAGCGGGCCACGTCAATGCCGCCAACAGTCCTGACATAGAAACTGGGCAGATGCCCCGCCAACACTGAGCGATTCCCGGAACCGACCGAGGCCATCGCCGGGTTCTCAATAATTGGGTACCCGAGGACGGTGTCATTTGCCGACGCGACCAGGCTCGGCGCGAAGACGTAGTCACCCGACGACGTCTTGAGCTTGCGCATGGCGCCGATGCTGGAGCCGTTCGCCATGACCCCGAAACCGGGCAGGCGGCGAGCCGCACCATCCAGCGAGTAAACGAGGTCGATGAGGTTGTCGGCCGTGAAGCCGCCCGTGCCCATCGTCGACGTGGCGGTGCCACCGGTCACGCCAGCCGCAGCAGCGACGGCGATACCGTTCGGCTCAACCGTGCCAGTGCCAAGCGTCAGCTTGTCGTTGACCGCGTAGCCAATGGCGTTGCCGGCCTGCTGGCCGAGGAAGCCAATGACGTCAATGTTGCTGTCGGCCAGGAACTCCTGCGAGACCTGCACGATGAAGGCGTACTTGTAGGCCTTGAGCGTGGTCTTGCCGAAGGTCGGGTCCGACTCGTCGATCGTGGCGGCCTCAGCCTCGAAGCCGGCCGTTGACCAGGACGCGAGCGACGGAAGGACAAGGTCCTCGCCGGAGCCCGTGTTGAGGACGGTGACGACGGTCGGGTCAAGCATCGGGCCGACGAGGCGGGCCTGGTCGATGACGACGTCTGAGAACGACGTGGGCACGGGGGCGTTGCTGCTGGTCTTGGCGATGTCGCGCTTCTCAAACTGGAAGGAGTGGGCGCGGCGCTCGCCAGCGAGCAGCTGACGAAGGATGTCGGCGTCGGACTCGGCCGCAGCGGTGCGGGCCTCAACCGGGCGAGCGACATCTGCGACGCCACGCATCGCCTCGGCGATCTCAGCCTCACGCTTCTCAGCGGTGATGAGGGTGTCAATCATGGTGCGCTTCTCGTCAAGCTCCGCGAACGTGCGGTCGACGAACTCGCGCTCCTCGGTGGACAGGTCGCGGCTCTCAGCGGCGGCCTCGTCCATCTTTGCCTTTGCTGCGTGGTACGCCGACTGGCGATCCTCCACGAGCTTCTTCAAGTACTCGGACAACTTAGTTCACCCCTTTCTGGGGTCTCGGTTTGTTGGATTGCGCAGGTGTTTCTTGCGAATCCCGCCGAGGCTCCTCAGAGCGGGGACCTAGCCGCGGCTCGCGCGGCCAGGAAGTCTCAGGCCTTGAAGGCCAGATCCAGCTTGGTCTTCAGCAGGTTGATCTCGCTGGCGTCGTGCGCCACCGGCTCAACCACAGGCTCGGGCTGCGGCTCCGGCGACAACTTCGCCACCACCGCAGACAACAGACCAGCCTGATCCATCGTCAAGGTCGCCCCGCGCTCAAGCGCCTCAAGCGCGCCATTGAGTGCGTCAGCGTCCTCGCCCGTGGCCTCGGCCAGCATGTCCAGGCTGCGCACCGCGGCGCTCGTGGCCTGGTAAGCCGGGAAGGTCACAATGCTGGTCTCATGCAGGCGGACCTGCTGAAGGGTGCGCTGGCTGCCGTCCTCGTTCCACTTGTCGCCGCCGCGAGGAACAGAGAAGCCGAAACTCATGCTGTCAATCACTCGCGGAGCGCCTCCGGCGCCGAGCAGCACCGCGAGGTCGCGGCCGTCAGTCGTGTCCGGCAAGGTCGCCTTGACAAGCAGACCGCGGCCGTCCTCCTCGAGCGTCATCGTCTTGGAGCGGGTTGACGCCAAGGGGCGCGCCGGGTCGTGATTGACGAGGAGGAAGACGTTGTTGCGGGACTTGAGCGACCGGGCGAAAGCACCAGGGGCGATGGTCTCGGTGAAGGGCAGGGGCTCGCTCGGGGAGTTGAACACGGCCGCGTATCCCTCGAAGCTCATACCTTCGGGGGCTTCGCGGACCTCAAGGTCGTTGACCGTGAAAGTGCGGGTCTCCATGCCTGTCATGCTTCGTCCTTCTTCCTCGCGGATACGCTCGGCCTCGCGCTCAAGCCAGCGCCTCGCCGGTCCAGGGTCCGTCGGGTCAATGCCCCATAGGTAATGAGCCACGGCGCCCGCGCCGGGATAGTCGGGGTGGTTGCCGTCGCTGTTCTGCGGCGCCTCAAGGTCGACCGCGTGCCGGGCCGCCCAAGCATTCGCCCGAATGACCTTGTCGTCGGACATTTGCCCGTCAGCGATCTGACGGGCCTCTCGGATGGTGCGATCCGCCAGGCCGTCCCCGCCATAGCCCTCGGCTCGGAAGGCCAGCCCCTTGCGGGCTGCGGACGCCATGTAGCCGGGGACCTCGGGCACGTCAGACCTGGGCGTTCTCGGCCGGCTGCAACTGGTTCGACGCTAGGCCCGTGTGCGGCATCGCTGGCAGCCCGAGCGCCGACAGCACAGCTGCGGGCTCGTAGCCAGACTGGACAAGTTTCGCGGCCATCTCGACGCGCTCGCGCTCCTCAACGATCCCCGCCGAAGCGACGGCGATGTTGGCGAGCGGGACCCGCGGGCTGTCGCCCCCATCGACAGGGCGCAGATCCATGAGTCCGCGCACATCGTTGACGCTCATGTACCCGGCCTGCAATGCCGTAGAGAACACGGAAGCTTGCGTAGCCGAGTCACCTCGGAGAAGGCCGTCCATATTGACGCGCAGGAAGACGTCGCCGGGGAGGAGGCGGTTGTGGGCTTCCTCGATGGCGGCGATGAGCGGGGTGAGCGAGTAGCGGGTGAACTGGATGGCGTTGTGCTCCACCGAGGCGTAGGACATGGCCCCTGGAGTGTTCAATCCGATCATGCTGGGAGGGCAACGAAAGACCCTAGCGACCTCTTCCACGGCGAACTGGCGGCTCTCAAGCATTTGAGCCTGCTCCCCATCCGAGCCCGTCTTCACAAACTTCGCGCCACCCGACAGCACGCCAGGACGATGCGCCTTCTTCAGCCCCTTGTGCCCAGCTTCAAAAGCGTCAACCAGATCCTTCGCCTGCTCCTGCGTCAAGTTGCCGGGGAACTCAATCATTCCCGAGGTGTTGGCACCGTTGGAGAAGTAGCGCGACGCGAACTCATCCAGCGCTTTCGCTAGGCCGAGTGTCTGCTTTAGCTCGTCTACGCGGCTGACACCCTTGAGCGAACCAGGGCGGCGCATCTCGGGGATGTAGAGCACGTCCTCGCCAGGCAGGACGGCCTGGCCCCCGTCAATGACGAACTCGCGCAAACGAGTCGCGGGGTTCCGACGAATGTCTACCCGCGTCGGGTCAAGCGGCTGAAGCGCCACGATCTCGCCGTTGCCATTGCGAAGGATCTGCACCACGGCCCCATGCGACAGCAGCATGGAGACGACGATCTGCTTGTAATACTCAATGCGACTGGAGCCGGGGCCCTCGGGCTCGTACACCCAAGCGGGCCGCGGCCGGTAGGGGAGCCGGTTGCCGTCACGCCGAATGAACGTGTCCACCGGCAGAGTCGAGATCGTGTCCGACAGCAGGCGCACGCAAGCGTAGGCCGCACCGATCTCGAGGGCGTTCTTCTGGTTGACGACCGTGCCCGCCCAAGTGGCGAAGCCCGACACGTCAATGCCGGAACCCCACACCTGCTGGTAGGAGAGGTTCCGCTCCTCCATCGGCTGACCGCCGAACAAGTTAGCGAGCATCAGAGGCCTCTCTCAAGCGCGACACCGAAAGCCAGCCCGCAGATGCCAGCGACAACGAAACCGAGCCAGGGCGCCACAAGGGCGCACCCGACAATGAGCGCAGCGCAGCCAGCGATCTGCAAAGCGAGGGCGATGCGCATAGACGCTCCTAAACGGAAAAGAAACTGGCGACAGGTGCTTCGGGCTCCGCCTCACGGCGATGAGTAGCCCGGTCAAAAGCGATGATGGCCGCAACCGCGGCGTCAATCTTGCGAGGAGAGCCCCGGTGTTCTTTCACTACGCGGGGCCCTTTCGCGTCGTGCTTGATGACGCAGTGCGATAGGTGCCTGGCAAGAGCGGGAGCATGATCGTGCGCGACCTGGCCTGATACCACCGCGTCAAAGAACTTGGCCGTCGATGGGACCATGCGAGCTGGGCTCGAGCTTGGGTACTCAGTAATCGGAACCCCGGCCTCGGCCAGCGCCTCCATTGACCGCTGCCAGCGGTACGGGTCACACGCAACCTCAACCACATTGAGCCGGCCGCACGTCTCCAAAATCCGAGCCTCAACGCCGCCAATGTCCACCCGCCAGTCATCACGGTCGGTAGGCTGCTTCTCCCACAAGTCGACCAGCCAGACGCGCGGGGTCTCCTCAATCGTCACGCCGACAATCGCCGTCGTATCCCCAGAGAACGAACCATCAAAGCCCAGCACCACGGGGGTCGCGTCCTCGACGGGCTGCATTTCGGGCAGCTCGTCCCAGGCGCCGTGCGGCAACCAAGCCTGCTGCGACGACACGAACACGTTGGTGCGCTTCGTGCGGAACTCCGCCTCCGGCGTCCTCTTCACCGAAGACTCAAAGTCCTCGGGGTCTTGGATGTCGCCGTAGCCAGGGTTGGCGATCTGCCAGTTCTTTGGGTCGCGGTGGTCGCAGTCAGGGTCGGCCTGCCACCAGGCCCCGAAGAACGACGGGTCCTCGACTTCGCCGGCGGCGACCCGCTGGGCGTACTGGTAGAGCCCGTAACACACCGAGTCCTGCCCAGTGGAGTCCGTGCGCACCCCAGCAGTCGTAATCGCCAGAGTCAAGGCGTCATAGCGGGCGGCCTGCGCCAGCGTCATCACGTCCCAAAGTTCACGGTTCGGAGCGGCGTGCAGCTCGTCATAAACGACCAGCGTCGGCGACAGGCCTTCCTTCGTAAACGCCTCGGAGGAGAGCACCCGGTACACCGAGCCCGTCGCCGGGATCTCAATCGCGTCGCGGTAGAGCTTGGCCTGCTCGGCGAGCTCAGGCGACATCTCCACCATCTGCTTCGCCGACCCGAACACAATCCTGGCCTGCTCACGATCAGCCGCGCACGAATAAACCTCGCCACCTCGAGGACCCATGAACAGCCCGTAAAGCGCGATGCCCGACCCGAGCGCCGACTTGCCGTTCTTACGAGGCAGGCCCACAACCGCGACCCGATGCCGCAACCGCTTATCGGCGCGACGGGCGAACAGGTTGTCCATCAGCTTGCGCTGCCAAGGCCGCAGCATCAGCGGCTCACCAGCGCGCCCGCCTACCGAGTCCTTCACCTGCGGGCACAAGGCCTGGATGAACTCAGTGACCAACGGGCCGTCGCCGCGCTTGATATCCGCAGCCGGAACGGGGGTCAGGATGGCCGGCGGCCAGCCCTTGATCTTTCGAGGCGCCATCGCAGGAGGCTCCTAGTTATTGCGCTTCGCCTGAAGTTTCTCCAAAGTCGAAGCGGCCTTCACCTCGGCCAGCCCCAAACGGGCACGCGAGGTCGGATCGAAACCAAGCAGCGAAAGCCACTCACTGATCTCCTTGTTGAGATCCCGCAGCTGCTTCCTCGCCTCAGTCGAACCTTCAGCAATCGGAAGCAACCGGGCACGCTCCTCAAGCGACTGCCGCAGCATCGCCAACCGGACAGCGTCAGTGCGAGCCAGCCAAGGCGACCCCGACGCCATGATCTCCTCAAAGACCTGGGCCGCGTCATGCTCGTAGGGCTCAAGCTCCACAGGTTCAACCGCAGCAATAGCGGCGCCCTGCTTCTTCCCATGACGGGTCGCATTCCAAGTACCCGTGCGCTTGTGCTGCTCCAAAGGCTTCGACGGGCGACCAGTCCTCGCCATCAAGCCTCCTAAGTCAGTTCAAGTCTCAGCGCCTCAACCTTCGCGCGCGTCCAATCCGTGCCGCCGCCAGCCGCCAACACGGCCTCGTACTGGCGCAACTGCAAAGCCTTATGGCGGCGCGCATCCGACGCAGGCACACGGCCCCGACGCAAAGCGACCTTCCGCTTGGAGTCATATCGCTTAGACGAGCGGTGAGCAGCGACCCGACAGCGCCCACCGCAAAAGCGGGCGTCAGATCGAGCAGCCCGAGGAATCGGGCCGAAGCACCAGGCGCAGGTCACGAAATGAGTGTAACGGCTACGCGCGGATTTGAGCCATGCCAGACGCAGCAATCGTCACGCGACTTTTCGCGCGGGACGTCGCACCGCGATAGGCCGCCAGCAGCCCCTTGACGGGCCAGATCGGCCCCATAAATGTTGCTTATCCACAGAAGCCCTGCTGACTTGTGCAAAATTATGCGTGCGCA